AAAGACGACACCACCCAGTACAAGCAACTGATCCGCCAGATGATCTCCGAACTGGAAGATGTGCTGGTGGTTTTGAAGAAATGATTCAGGCTTTTAAAATACTTCCACATTTCAAAAGCTTGCGGTATATTCCTGATCGCTTCGTTGCGAAGCGAACCCAGTAACACGCCTAGTCGGGGCGTAGCGCAGTCCGGTAGCGCACTAGCATGGGGTGCTAGGGGTCGAGTGTTCGAATCACTCCGTCCCGACCATATTTTTCAATGAGTTAGGCCAATGTTCACAGCATTGGCCTTTTTCATGTGCGTGACTTTTGCGTGACTTCTATATTTTTCACGCCTGCTTCCTCTTCAAAATTGTCAGGACCGGTCCGCGAGAATCGGTTGCTGATACCATGTTCGCAGCTTCGATCAGATGCCCGAGTTCAGCGCCCGAGTAGTGACTGGTGATGCTGCCGTTCTTGTGCCCAAGCAGGGCCTTGCGGTCTTCCTCGGTTACGCCTGCTGCACGCAACCGGCGGCCAAACGTGTGCTTGAGGTCATGGATCCTGATGGATGCATAACCTGGGTGAGCGGGGCGAAGGTTTTCCTCCTGCCAGAGTTTCGCCGCTCTCACCCGCGCCTTCTTCCATGCCGAGTCATTCATTCGGTGCATAGCGGTGCCGTTGTATGGGAAAACCCATTCCTTGCTGATGCCGCGCTGCTTTTCGATTATCGACCTGGCCACGTTGTTCAGCACTACCAGCCGCTCGTCACCGTTCTTCACGCCGGAGCGCTCATGCCGGCCACCAAAGTCGGCCGGTATCAGAAATACGCTGGTGCCGAGTTCTGGCACCGCGATCTCCCAATCCCACCTCAGCTTGCACACCTCCTGCTCACGTGTGCCGGTGTTCACCTTGAACAACGCCATCGTTTGCAGGTGGGCCGGCAACTCCCCGAAAAGAATCGACTGCTCCGGCCATGACATCGGGTACGGCTTGCGGCTCGACTTCTTCTCTTCCAGCTTCGTGAGCATCGGCACGCTATCCAGCCACGGCCTGCGCTCATCGTCTCGCCATTTCCTGGCACACAACGATAAAACCCGAACCACGCGCTCTATCGAAATGTTCACCGTTCTGTTGCTGACGCCTTTCTTTACCTTCCCGCCTTCAAGCTTCTTCGTCGCTAACCGATCCTTGATGAATGGCACCAGGGCCTGGTCATCAATGTGCGTCAGTGGCATGTCGCCTATGAAGGGGTCCAGCTGGGAAAGGTGGTGTGCCGACAACTTGATTGACGGCTGGTCCTTGAACTCCAGCAGGAAGCGAGTCGCCGCCTCCCGCCAGGTTCTGACCTTCTTCACGCCGTACACCTTTTGCTGCCGGATCTGCTCCAGCCTGAAGATCAGGTAGCGCTCTGCTTCTTCCCGGTCACCAGTTCCAGTGCTTTCGTAAAGTCGTTCTCCGTTGATTTTCTTGTCGATATGCCAGATGCCTTTCCTCTCGGAGAGCCCTGTGATCGATTTTCGCGCCATGATTTATCTCCTTTCTGGCGCTCGCTGCGGGGCGATTGTTGCTCCGTTGCGCCTTTTTTATCAATCGCCTTGGCCTCGACGTATGCCGTGGCCCAGTCGTCCAGTTCTTGCCGATCGAACCCGACGCCGCGCCCGCCGATTGGGAACTCGCTGACGAAGGGTCTGACGGTCTCGTCGAAGATTGCCCGGCACATGCCCAGATAACCCGGAGCCTCTTTGGCTCGAATGAAGCGCGGGATCAGCTGTTGAGCGCCCATACCTTCCTCCTGCCGCCCATGCTGGGCAGCGTCTTAATGATGTTCATGGTGAAGATTTACTCTGCGTGCGGCGGCAGAATGTTCAGTTGATGGTCACGCTGTCGTGCCCTACGGCGATCTGTCGTGCCTGATGTTCTGTGCGGAAAGACATGTGTTGCTTTCCTCACGCTAGGAAGTGGTGACCGATAGCTGCAGCCTTTGCGGCTTCCTCTGTCCGAAACATGATCTGTGTCTTGCTCGGGCTGCCCCAGCTGTTGTATTCGACATCCACCCACCAGGCGCCGAATTTGCGATACGGCTCGCTGAGGATCTTGGTGACATAGCAGTCGACCAGGTTCATGGCTTTCTCCTTAAGGCAGGGTCATTGGTGGGCGAATGCCCCGAAGGTGGTGGCAGCAGCGGCCTGATAGGCGAGGCTGGCTTCTTCTGCCGTGGCGAAGTAGCCGATCTGGCGAGAAACGCCGCCCTTCTTTATTCGGGCGCGGAATTGTTTATGCCTCTTGCTGTAATCAACGCCCTTGAATCCTGTGGTGTTAACCCGTGTCACAGCCTTGTTCATCATGTTTTCAGAGGTAGTTGCTTCTCTCAGGTTTTCGATCCTGTTATCAGATTTGTCCAGATTGATGTGATCGATGTGCGCCTCTGGCCAGCGACCATTGCAGAGCGCCCAGATCACCCTGTGAGCCGCATGATTCCTGCTCAGCACCTTCACGTACCAGTAGCCGGTATGGTGCAGGTACCCCGCCATATCTCCTACCTTGGAAGGGCCTGAGTTGCAAAGCCGATAGAGCGACCCACTTTCGTACCGAAATGCCGACTTGATATGAGACAGGGCATCCTCAGTTTCATGCTTGAGTTTCATCGGCGCCCCCTTAAACCAAAGCGGTGTGGGCCTTTGATGATTTTGGTGATGGTCATGTGGTGTCCTTGCCGCGCTGGGCGGCAGAAGGTGGTTAATCCATTTGGTACCAGACGCCGCAGTCGACACCGTCGGCAGTCAGCGATTTGTACATTGCCTGCACGCCGGTGTAGCGGCGGTTGCCTTGCCCACCGAAGGGTGCGTCCAAGTGAAAGGCGCGGGCATGGTAGGTGCTTGCCGCCTGCATCCAGCCTTGAAGGCCAGAATCGTGCAGGGTCTTTTCGCGAAGCAGGCCGACGCGGAGGTATACGCGGTCGAGGTTGGCGCTACCGCCGTCGTCAGGTGCAGCTGCTGCCGCAACCTTGCCGGCCTCGATGGCGCGCGCGACGGCGGCTACCAGCGCCGATAACTTATCTTTGTTCATGCGAATACCTCGCCCGCCGCTCACCGGCAGGCATGTAGGGGGATTGGGGTTAGTCGCCGCAGAAGCAGTCAATGTCTTCGGCGAGATAATCGAAATCGAAGTCGGTTTGCCTGGAACGTTGCTCGGCTGACCAGCCCATCGTTTTGTAATCTGCTCTGTCTTGCCGGAATACCTGGCCGAAGCGTTCTTCGGTGCCCGACCACCAGATCACGCGCGACGGGTCTTCGATGATGGTTTTTATCAGCTTCCCTTCGCTCTTCTTCCAGCACAGGTCGCAGTTGCCGAAGTCTGAATCCATGCCCAGATCGAACGGCTGGCCCTTCCAGAACTCTGCTACGTCCTCCTTCGTGATGCCGGCGGTGTAAGAAGGGCAAAGGTTGTCCCAGCGTGTACCGCCGCGGTCGTTGGCAGCCATCATTCGGTGGTAGCGCTTCGGCTCGTCGTATCGAATCCCGACAACACAGTCCCACTCGGTGTAGCCAAGGGCGCGCATATGCTTCTCGCCGATTTTTACCTTCAGGTAGGCGGTGCACATGTTGTTGGAGAAGTTCGGCAATACTGGTGGTAGGTTCTTTTCTGCCTTCCGATAGGCCGCGTAGTACTCAAGCATCATCGTGAAGGGCTCGCCGTTGCGGCTGGCCGTCTCAAAATTCACCAGTTTGTACCACGGTGCGTCGTCAGGCTGGCCGTACACTCGGCACCACTCCATCCAGACGATGCCAACGTTCCATCGCTTGTCGATCTGATCGATGAACACCAACGTTTTTTCGCTCTCCTTGCCGGTATTCTGGAAGAAGGCGTGAACATCAGTAGGGAGCTTTCCGCCGTGGGCGTCGAGGATCTTGCGTAGCATCTGCCCGCTGGTTCGGCCTCCGGAGACGCCGATCTGGGCCGGGCCGGTGATCAGGAAGGGATTCATGGCCTCTGCCCCTTGTAGATGAAGACGTAGGCGAACCAGAGGGTGGCGATCATGGCGTCACCCGCTTGAACTCGACCACCCAGACCCACGGGTTGGCTTGCCAGTCACCGCCGACTGATGACCAGAGCAGTTCGAACGATTTGCGCGGATCAGCGCTGTACGTCTCGATCCCCTCGACGTGCCACCAATCACCCAGTTCGGCATGATCGGTGTAGAGTCGCACGCCCTCGGCCTTGGCTTGCTCCTCGGTGATGTCCTGCAACCGCTCGACGCGCACGTCGGTGATCTCCAGCAGGATGCGGCTGGCCCAGCGGGGCGTGTGAATGCTGGGCTTCCATGTCGGCTGGTCCTGCTCGTAGGGGTTGAGGCCGTCGGCGGCGTACACCAGGTCTCCGTCCTCGCGGGCCTGATCAAGGTCCTGCATGTCAGCAGGTTGCAGGTACGGCCCTTTCTGGACCTCGGAGTGATTGCAGTACCAGGTCTCGCGTACCCACAGCCGGTCGCCTGGCTTGCCGTAGGGGCAAAGGTCAGCATTGCCAGGCAGTGTCAGAAACGCGGGTTCAAACCCGGCGGCCAGGCAATCCAGCGCCGGACGTTTTTTCACCTCGCGCCGCGTGACAGTCTTCCGACCTTCCAGGATGGCGCACACCATCGGCGCCGAGAACAGGATCGGCCGTTCCTTTACTTGAGACATGAGTCGTCCTTGCCGCTATAGCGGCTGACTTTGAAGGGGGAGGGGTTACAGAGAGGGGTTGAGGCGTTTCAGCTCGTCGAGGCAGGCGTTCAGCTTGTGAGCGACAGCGGCGCACCAGTTGGTGGTCCCGCGAAGATATTTATGAGGATGCGCCTCGGCATAATCGTAAGCGGCAAGTACTTGGTTGAGAGTCACCGCTACTGGCGCGAGCTGCTCGGCGTAGAGCGGCTTCCAGTCTTCCTTAAAAACAACGTCATCCAGTGACTTGTAGTGGAAGTCGGCGTGCTTCCCGCTCCAGTGTTCCTTGATCCACGCCACCGGCTCGCCCTGGAGCAGGGGTGCGCGGGAATCACCGCCGACCTCTTTGTCCAGTATGGCGCGCAGCCTATCCATCAGACCTTGGTGGCAATAACCACCATCTGCAATCTTTTGGAGAAGGTCACGCGGCACGCCGTCAATCGTTTGGTTGGTGGTCATGGCGGTCATCCGATCAATGCGGCGTCAATAGCGCCACGGGAGTCGAGATTGAGGGTTTCGCTGCGACCGGTGCAGCTCACGCCGTCGGTGAACCCTGCGGAGATCGGCTCGCGATGCTGGCGCTGCCAGTTGCGCTGTGTACCGTCCTTAATGCGGCTAACAGCTTCGGCGAAAAAGTCATGGTTGATCGACTTTGGAAACATGAACAGTTCCTCAATGCCGTTTTCGTCGCGGGTGACGATGTATTTCATAGATGCCTCAGCAAATCAGTTGTGCCAGTGCCAGCAGGCACCAGCAGTAGGCGGGGAGTTGGGATTTCATGGCTTAAGCGATGCGTCGCAAAGATCGTCGATGCGTTTGCTCTCGACCTCTGATGGCTCAGACCATTCAGGGTGTGGAGCCGGGAAGTTTTCGATTGCCATAACCGAACGCAAATACTCGTAGCGCTTAGCGTTTTTGAGCGTTTCTCCGAACAGGTCATCGACCTCATCAAGAGGAATGCCCAGCTCATCGAGAAGCGCAGCCTGTTTAACCGATGCGGTCTCCAGCAAATCCGCCCGCTCATCCGCTGCGGTCAGGCGCTGTTGCAGTTCATTTTCCCGGCGTTCCGAGGCAAGGCAGCGCTCGGCCGCATCTAGAAACAGGCGGGTAGCCTCATCAAAGGCGGAAGCCATCACAACTTCAGGGCCGTGCGGGTCGTAGCCAATGGTCGCGCCCGCTGCTGAAAGCATCGTCACGACGTTGTATCGATGAACTTCGCTCATACAGCCTCCCTCGCTACCAGATCATGGGCATTCATAACCGTCATGCCGAGGCGTTTGGCGATCAGGACTTCCAGGCGGGCGCCCTTCGAGTTTTCCCAGCCGGGAAGGGTGGCCACGGTGTCGCAGTCCATCAGGGCTACGATGTCGCGACGCATGCAGTCGCTCCAGCTTCCGCCGTCAGGGTTGAGCTCGGCGGGGTTGGTGACGGTGTGACCGCCGGCGCGCAGGCTGTCGGTCATCGTGGCGAAGGCTGGGAAGTTGAGGTCGGGGAGGCCGGTCATGGGGCCGCTGAGGTAAATTCGTTTCACGGGGAGTCCTTGCCGGGCCATGCCCGGGCGGTGGAGTGGGGGAGTTACTTCTTCTGAAAGGTCTTGGTCAGCGCCGCATTGACGCTGTTGCCGCGCTTCAACACGACGCGAGCCAGGGCGGCTCGGTCTTTCTCGCTGTGGCTGGCCTGGCTGAGCAAGCCGAAGTAACTGTTGGCTGTCTCGCGCAGATCCTCGGCCGGCGCCGCGGCGGTGCGTTTAAGTGCCTGGGCCAGGGATCGTTTGCGGGTTGTTCGGCGCCAGGGCTTGATGACGTGACCAACGAAGTCGACGCCGCGATCCACGGGCTGCAGGATTGTCTTCGCGGGGTTCAGCTTGGCGCCCAGTCTGGGTAGGAACGCTTCGACCTCTGCCAGCCACTGGTTGAGCTGCTGCGGCGACTCATGCAGGAACACGAAGTCATCGACGTACCGGATGTAGTGCTTGGCGCGCAGCGTGTGCTTTGCGAACTGGTCCAGGGCGTCGAGGTAGATGTTGGCGAAGAACTGCGACGACAGGTTGCCGATCGGCAGGCCTAGGCGCGCTGGCTGTGCCACCAGGCGCTTGTGTTGCGGCACCCGGTTGAACAGGTGCGCCGGGCTGCGGGTCTCGTAATCCTCACGCGGGTCGTGCATAAGGATCTGCGTTGCCAGGTCCAGCCACCAGGGTTCAGTGATCCTGGCCTCCAGCTGCTTGTGCAGCACCGCCTTGTCGATGGCGACGAAGAAGTTGGCCAGGTCGCACTTCAGGTAGAAGACTGGCTTCGACCAGTTCTCGCTGGCGCTGCGGATCTTCGACTCAAGGCGCTTGGCGGCGTACAACGTGCCGCGCCCCGGAATGCATGCGCAACTGTCCGCTATGAAGCCGGCGTAGAAGCGCGGGGCCACATGGTTGTACATGAGGTGGTGGACGACGCGGTCCCGAAAGGCTGCTGCCCAGACTTCGCGGGCTTTCGGCCGGGTGACCACGAAACAAATGGATCGGCCTGGCCGGTAAGTGCCGGCGATCAGGTCGTCGTGCAGCTCCAGCAAGTTGATCTCCATGTCTTTCTCGAACAGCCGGGCACTTGCGGAGTTCCGCTTGTTGCGTCGGCAGTCGTAGTAAGCCTGGACGAGATCCTCGAACTGGAAGGGAGCAACACTTAAATCTGCGGACAGGGCGCGCGAGCCGCTCGTTGTTCTTGTCGTTGTTGTTGAGCCAGCCATCTTCAAAGTCCATGTTGTAGGCGTTGTTGGCGGAGCGCTGCGACCTGTCGAGCTATCTACATCGCCAAACCGAAGGCAGTGCCGATCAGCTTGGAAACTGCGCGAGACCTACGCGGACGCTTTAGACCGGCGGTTTCTGTTGTGCGCATGGCGGTGACCCAGAGGTCAGCGGCTCGACCAGATTTGGCGCACAGGCGAGAGGGCCTTGACCCTCAAGCAGCGGGCGCGGTTGCGGACTTCTTCCAGGCATTTGCCTGTCGGCCTACAGAGGCCGTCATCTTCATTGCTTTGGCGTGCTGCCCCTTGCTGATCAACCCTCGATTGGTGAGGGCGCGTAGCAAGTAGTTGAGCATCCAAATGCTTTCCAGCAGCAGATTGATCTGGGGCAGCTTATCCCGGGTCATGTTGGCCCGGCCGATAAGCACCAGGACCTGCAGGCACTCGTCCCGAATTTTGGCCCCGACAACCTGTTTCAGGTCGCGCGGAATATTGCGCACCAGGTCAAGCGAAAGTCCGAGCAGCTCCTCGGCAACCTTGTGGATTTCCAAATCCGTATGCAGCGCCATCCCTGGCCTCCCTGAAAAGCGAGGGTGCTATCGCACCCATGAATGAAGAATTGAATGATCAAATAAACTTTCTGCGGACAGGGCGCGCGAGCCGCTCGCCGTACTTGCCGTAGCTGAAGAGCCAGCCAACTCCAAAGTCCATGATGTAGGCGATGTCGGCGGAGCGCTGCGTGCTGGTCCAGTGATACGCCTGGGTGAACACCTCCGGCACGGTGATTTCGAGGAAGGACGCCTCACGGCGAGCCATGAGGTAGAAGTCTTTGTGACCATCACGCTCGAAGGTTGCGCAGAACTGGGCGGCCGGGTGGTCGTGCTCACGATTGCTGCTTGCCAGGTGAGCGGTGTTGGCCTGTCCGTCCCATGGGGATTTGGCGCCGTCGAGCTCCTGGCCGTAGCCGCCCCACTCAAGGGTGGACTCAGCATCTGCGCCTGTCGGCACGATCAGGTAGTAGGGCTTGTCACCGCCCGGGAACAGGCCGCCGTTCACGCCGCCTTCGCCGGGCCAGTATTCGCCGATGGGTGGGATACCGCTTGCCGCGATGGCTGGCTCAGCGGCGATGGCCAGGGTTGCCAGCTTCAGCACCACCCCTTCGTCCGGGCTACTGATAGTCAGATCTCCACGGGTGTACGTGGTCAGTTCATTGGCGCGCATGAAATGCTCCTGTGAGCGAGATAAGGGTGCAGGTAGCCGGCGCTTCCCGACGTGCTTCTGGTCTGAGCGCCGTCCTGGCGCTCCCGGGAATCACCTGCGAAAAACGAATGAAGGAATGAATTACTGAATAGGGAGGCTGCGGACAGGGCGCGCGAGCCGCTCGAGGAGCTTGTCGAGGCTGAAGAGCCAGCCAACACCAAAGCCCATGTAGTAGGCGGTGTAGGCGGAGCGCTGCGAACTCAGCCAGTGATAGCGGGCCTCGCGAAGCTCCACCAGGCCATCGGCCTTGGCCGCCATCAGCAGTTGACCCTCAAGGCAAGACGGGATGAAGCCATTCAGCTCCAGGGCCTTCACGGCGATCACACTGCCAGCCTCGGCCATCGCCCGGGTGTTGGCTTCGCCGGCGCTGTAGCTGCCGGCGCCTTTGATCTCGACGCCGTACTCGCCCCACGGGCCGCTGAGCTCGTCAGGCAGCAGAATAAGGGCGCGTTCCACGCCGTTTAGCCAGTAACGGGTGACGAACACGCCGCCGGCCAGAGGTTGGCCGCGCTCAGGGAGTTCGGCGGCGAGTACTGTTTGCTGTGCTTGCTTGGTCATGGGGTTACTCCAGGTAAGCGCCGCCCTCCGGTGACCGGTGGTGGCAATTTGGTTTGGGTTGGGGTATTACGGGTGACCGGCACGGAGCCGGATCAAGGAGAGATATATGGCGTATTGGGAATCCTACGAGTACCCAGAAGATGCACCGAAAGTGAAAATATCTTTCGGCCCGCAGCGGGTCGGACCTCCGACCATTGCGTGGATAGGTCGTTTGGATAAGGCTGTAGAGCCACCCCGGGTTGGCATCGAAGAAGAGTTCTCAGGCCCTTGGAATGATGAAGAGCATGCGCGCCAGCAAATGAATGCTCATGCCGATGCTTTCATTGCCCGCAAAAAGCTCTGATTAATCCCGCTCTATGCGAAGCGCTTCGCGCTGATATGCCAGGGTCAGTTTTGCCGACACGTTTTCAGGTATAGCGTATTCGTGTCGCGGCGGGGTTAAGAACTGCGCTGACCCTGCTGGGCCGAGGCCGTGCAGGTGGTGAATCATCAGCGTCATGGCCTCGCCCTGTTCCTCGATGCCATTCCAGGCCATCAGGTCAGCCAAGGCCTGGCGGGTGCCGGCCATGGTGTGGAGTCGCAATTCTTCCTCGCCGCGAGTCTTTCGCCTCGCCGCAGTCTTTGCTGATCGTTCTTTCTGCGCGGCAGCCATGGCCTACCTCTTCTATTCCGCTGGCAGGCAGTGCGAGCCAGGTTTGACGTTTGCGTTGCTGGGTGCGGGCTATGCGGCGCATGAGGTGCTGCCACGCCGCGCTTTGGGATAGGCGATGCCGTGGGCAGCGATGATGCGCTCGAAGGCCTTGTTGCCGATTGCCAGCTTCCCGCAGCACTGGCGACGAGTGATGCCCAGTTCCATGAATGCCCTGATGCGCTCAGCGAACTGCGCATCTCGCTCTTCCATCTGCTTTTGACGCTCAGTGTCCTGATTGCCACCGCGTACCGCTTTTTTGAACTTGATGCCGAACTCTTGAGTGATTCCGCAGAGGGTTCGGCGGCTCACCTTGAGAATTTCTGAGACCTGTTTCTGGGTATGGTTGGCTGCCAGCTCGGCCACTTTCTCAATCATCTTTGTGCGCTTGTCGGCGCGTGCGTTGATCGGTGCGTAGGGTAGGGGAGCTGCTTCAACCCTGCGCCGTACAAACGGCTTTGGCGGCGGCATCTGGGTGCTGTAGGTGATCGGCTTGGGGATGTATCCGCTGGCCGGGCCTTCCTCGATCTTGCCGCCGGCTGCCAAGTACTGCTCGACCGCGGCGGCCAGCTCGTTCGATGCCGGCCGAAGACGCTCTACTTCGTTCTGTAGGATGCTGATCATGCTGACCTCACTTGATGCGGATTGAACTGTCGCCGCGCTCGAGGTGAGCCCATTTCGGCTCTTCGAGCAGTTCGTGTTCGGCATCCTCACCGGCAGCCATGCGCTTGCGGACCGCTTCGTTATGCTCTCGGATCTCCTTGAGCTTGGCGGCGATGGCCTTTTTGTCGGGGGTGATGCTCGACTTCACAGACGTCAGTTCGTCCGGCACGGCGTCTTCGTTATCCACGATTACTCGTTCGCGTCCCATGGCCAGAGCGTTGGGTAAAAGCGGACGCTTGATCGACTTGATGTTGGCGGCTTCCATGTTGCGGCGCAGGTAGTCGCTGATCTCCGAAACGCTGTTCGACTTGATCCGCTTGAGTTCGGCCAGGCGCTCGATTTCATTGTCGATGGCCGTAACGTCGCTTTCGATATTGCGGCGCAGCATGACGATGTTGTCAGCTTTGATGTTGAAGTCGCCTTGAACCTCGTCCATGGCGTGCTGAAGGGCCTCTTTCAGGCCTTCATCATCGGTGTCGGCCATGGCCTGGAGTTCGGCAAGTTTGCCGGTGAGTGCGTAGAGTTGAGTCATGCTGCTGACTCCTGAGTGAATTTAGGGGTGAGATCGCGAAGCTCTTTGGCGATGCGCTTGATGGCGGTGTCGTCGTTTCTGGCAGTAAGCCGGCGAACTGCGTGGTCGTGGAGCTTTTTCAGCTCCTGCATCGACTGAGCACCCTGCATGGTCTCGACCACCGACTTGATGTAGTCCAGGCGCTCCTGCTTCTGGCGTTCAATCTCGGCTTCACGATCCTCGGCCTGCTCGATCGCCTGCTCGGCTTCAAGCTGCTGCACGTAGTCCTGATCGTCAAACAGTCCGAGGAACACGTCCGCGCTGAAGCCGAGCATGGACAGTGCCTTCTTGATGGCATCAGTCAGCGACTTCTTCGGCGCTTCGCCGTCGGTAGTCATGCCGTAGCTGGTCTTGTACTGGTAGCGGGTGCAGCCGTACTGCTCTATTTCCCCACGCTTGTCTTCCTGCATGAACCAAAGGGCAATTTTCACTGTGTGCCCGATCTCGCGACCGATGCAGGCGCGCTTTTCACCCTCACCGACGAATATCTCGTGACCCTCATCGAAGCGCTCTTCGACAATCCGCCAGCCCCAGCCGATGCCGACCGGCCCAAACAACTCGGTGGCCTTCATGACCATCGCAGTGCCGCTCAGACTGGTGATGTCTTGGCCGTTGACCTTGGCCTTTTTGGTGAACCTGGTGTCGGTCTTATCGACCTTGCTCCAGATCTGCATGTTCTGTTCGGACATGATTGCTCTCCGCGCCACCGGATAGGGGCGCTGTGAAGGGGGTTATTGGGTTGCTTTGGCGATGGCGGCGCGGGCGTGGATGGCGTTTCCTTTGGCTACAGCCATCGCACGCCAGAAGTTTTCTGGCTTCTTGTCGTAGCAGTACGCCATAGTGTTGATGTCGCACTCCAGCGCGCTAAGCATCTGCAGAAGCTCGGGGGCTGCGGCGATCAACTTAGCGTCAGCATCGGCCTGCTCTGCTTGATCCGGCTCATTGATGCTGTGAGCGATCATAGCCGTCATAAGGCCGCGCTCGGTGCCCACCGTGTAGCAGCCGTTAGGGCCTGGCGTGCCTATGCGCCACGGGCCCGGCGTGTGTTTTGGTTCCGACATGATGAGTACCTATTGGGTGATCAGGCCACCGATGGCGGGGCCCAGGAATACGATGGTGAGGAAGGTCAGACCAACGATGGCCGACAGAGCGCGGATGGCGCGGCGCCGGTGCCGCTGGTGGGTGGTCATTGTGACCGAGATGCTTGGGCGCGCCGCGTAGGACCGAAAGCCATGTTCCAGCGCGACACGTGGCGCTGGTGCTGAGTGGCATCGGCGCCGGGGTAGACCTCTTGGCCGCAGCTGGGGCAGTTTGCTTGATCGTCACAAATCGCCACCTGGCAGCAGCGCGTGAACATCGTGCTGTTCGTTGGTGAGCAGAGGAATACGCTAATCATGCCTTCACCTCATAAGCGACAGTCCACTCACCGCACAGGCAGGCCCGGCGACTCCAGGCGTGGACATTTTCGATACCGGCGTCGTAGGCCAGCGACAGGGCGCCGAGCCAGGACTTGTGGGTGAAAGCCAGGGTCATGCTGTTCATGCGGCCTCCTTGCGCTGCCTGGTGATTTTCAGGAGGCGCTGGCAGTAGTGGTTGAACTCTTCGGTGGTGATCACGCTGCCGGTGAGCATGTTGGTGATCATGTTCAGGACGATGCGCTGGGCGCCGGGCTCGCTGGCGGGGTGATCCAGAGCCTCGAGCGCTTCATCGATGAGGATGTGAGGGCTCATAGATCCGCATCCACGTCGTCTTCTGCCGCTTCCCGCTCCGCTGCTACCGCGTCGGAGGCGTAGGGCCTGAGCAGGTCCATGGCGATGCGCTCTGCGGCCTCGATGGGGCGGGGCTGCCCGATCAAGTCAGCAGCATGGCCTCTGGAGTCTGCCTGGCCGCCGAGGATCGACGACAGGAACAGCCTGGCGAGTGAGTCGCGCTCGTCCAGGCTATCGATCTGGCGTTGGTTCAGGTGGCCCTGCAGGTAGGTGCAATACCGGTCGAAGGTCACCACCTGCGGACGACCAAAGCGCCGCTTCCACTTGATGTCCATGCCGCATACCAACTGCTCGGCCGAGTGTTCCAGCCATTCCTGTTCCGGGTTCGCCTCGCTTATCTCTGGAGGCAACTGAGCGTCGAAACGCTCCTGGCATATCTTCAATGCTGCGTTCATGGTCGCCTCCAGGGCGGCGTTATTCGGTGGGCGGCAAGAGGAATGGTTGCCAGTGCGTTACCCGGTGCTCAAATCGCGAGCCGTCCGGGTACCGCCAGTCGATGCCGTTCCAGTAGAGGAAGCGCGATCCATTGGCGAACCGTTGCGCCTCCCTTGCTGGGGTGTAGGCAATGGCGTGGTGCTTACCGCCACCCTTTGGCAGATCGGGCAGCCTGTCGCTGCACTTGATCCAATCGCTCATGGCGACCTCCAGTGTTTGGGGTTAGGCGGAATCAGCGACGATAAGCGTCTTGAAGTTGGCGCTTGAGCGATTCGACTTCGTTCTCAAGCTGCTGCATGCGGACACCGACGATCTCCGGGCCCATCAGATCGCACAACGGCTTTACCAGTGCTTCGTAGGGCGTGAAGCTGATGTAGTGATCGGCCCCGTACCCATCACCTACCTTCACCATTGATTCGCTGACCAGCTCGATCTTGCCGGCAATCAGGTTTTTGATAACTTCAGTCACGCGATTACCGATGTTCGAATCGGTGTCGGTGACTACGTGCGGCAAGTAATCGCAGTAGAGGTCGCCCATGATCCCGTCGATCACTTCCTTGGCCTGGGCCTTGAGCTGATTCATCGCTTGAGCCAGCAGCTCTTCGCGCACTTCTTCGTTCGATTTGACGTCCATGGCTTGCTCCGTTGTGTGTTTGGTTCACCTGTATTCGTCAACACTCATGTCTCCCGCTGGTTGCCGATGGGCGCCGGGGAGTGCTGACGGGTAGAGGCGGAATAAAGAAAGCCCGGTTGGACGTCCGGGCTTTCACAGATGCCGTAGCTTTGTGGTTGTTTTGGGCGGGACCGTCAGCGCCAGAACGCCGATAGCCCCTGTCGAGAACGCCAGCGCTCACGATGGAAGCGCAATGGACCGGTTGGCAGGCCGTCATCAGTTGGCGGTTCTGGCCGCGCATGGCTGAGCGCTGCGCCGATCAGGAACAGTAGGAGCATGTGAATCTCCAGTTGGTTGATGCGAATGCATCGGGGATCACCCTGCCTGTAACGACATTTGATCAGGACGATTCAAGGTGATTTCCGATACAGCCTCTCCCTATACGAGTCTCCCCAAGGAAAGGATCGGGCCAATTTTCGTCTGGCTGACGTGCAAGGAGAGGGTTAGGCGCTTGGCTCATCACTCGACCGCGCACCGCAATGGCATACGGTTGCCGTGCCTTCAGCGTTGACGTCCCATTCGTGGACGTGTGCAGGCGCATCCAGCAGGGCGCGCAACTCTTCAACCATGCCCGGTTCTGAGACCTTTCCAGATTCCGCGTATTGCGCAAATCGTTCGGCCAGCTCTCGCGGCACCCCGCCAATAGTTTGGTTGCTCATGGCTTGCTCCAATCTCATGGTTTCCAAATACCTCCAGGGGGGGGCTAGAGGCATTTGTGAAACCAGATGGCTACCTGAATCAGCAGGGAGTCATCTGTACCCGGTCACGCTACTGGCGTCAGGCCGGGGTGGTTCGTAAGCGCTGGTGATGTAGGTGGCCTCGTTGCGAGGAATGTTGCTTCGTCCACATCCGTCTGCCCACTCGGTGGAATGGGCAGAGGTGATGCTGGTTATTCGATTTCGAGGCGGGCAATGGCAGTGCGGTAGGCTGAGGCGTTTTTGCGCTCCAGCTCGGCCTGCTCATGATTGCCTTCGGCTTCGTTGATCGGCGCGTTCGTTTCGCAAAATTCGGCGCTGATGGTCAGTTGCTCGATTGCTGCTGCATGTTTCATAGCTTGCTCCTTTGGCGAGTGATGCTAAGTCCGCATCCCAAAGCGCACTCGTTGAATGCGCAGAAGTGATGCTGACGACTAGCCAAGCTCTTTGCTGAAAGTAAGGCTTGGGCACTCGGATAGGCGCTTTAGGTTTTGGAACCTGCCCTGCTTTGCTTCTTGAATTGCATCCATAACCTGCCGAGTATCTGCGCCGTATTCCCGAAGGTGCTCAAGGATAAAAATTTCCAACCTGGCTGCACTGTTCGCCGTCTTGCAGGCGGTAGTCACAAGGGCTTTGCGCTGTGCTTTTTCGGAATCACTCATTGCTGCTCACCAGTCACGAAGTTATCGACATCGCCAGAAAGGTAGGAGCCGCCTGTGTTGCCGCGTGCATAGCGGCGACCGTAAACCTCAGCTTCCAATTTGGTACGGAAGCGATGGCAGCCACCAGTAGCCATTTGGCAAAGAATCTCTCCGCTAACCAAGACGC